CCGCAGAGTTAAAGTTACCAACAGCCATATAATCCTCCTTATAAAACGAATATTTTAGCAGTGAAAATTGCCACAATCATGCGGTGCGATACCACATATAAGCGACCAAGTAGGGCGGCATGGAAGAGGCGGAATCCGTTTTACCTCGAAGTCCGACATACTGTATATTGTCATAATTTGTACTACTTGATGTGAATGGCGAATCACCATTATGAGTCCATATATAAGTAGAGACGGCATCATCTTTTGCGTATTTTGAACCACTTCGGAATACAGTTGTATTATTAAAATTTCCGATAGATGCATATCCATTATTACTTAAATTATGTTCATGTGTCTTCTCGCCACCAGTCGCTCCAGCCACGTAGCTATCTCCAGCTGCTAAAATAAATCTATCTTTGATTCTTTCCTATGTTCCACCAAACAGTATACTTGGTTCAGTAGAATTAAAACTCATATAAATCGAGCCAATAACCCCCCCCCCTGCGATATTTAAGTTCCCGATTGCCATACTTCGTAGTCCTCCTTTTACAATGTGATTATGCAGTACGGAGCCACATATAAACGTAGTAAGCTGGCGGTTGAACGGTATTTGATGCGCCGTAGATGGGGTTGGAGCCAGAAGCATCAAAGATGACATTTTCTCCTCCAACATTTGAAACAGAATTGGTTACAAGCTGAATAGTATTTAATGTATCATCGCTTGTGATAACTTTAAAAGCCTTTCGAGCTCTTTGCGTATCGTTGTACACACCATTAGAAGAGTTTATAACCTTTCGTTTGAGATATTCGCCCGTGATATTCGGCAATCCAGCTTCTACTGTTGTACCAACAGCATGATTATTATCCGCGCCCATTAAGACACGACCAGAGCCAATAGATTGCCACTCTCCTCCAAACAATTCAGCAGGGCTTGTCGGTTCTACACTTTGATAAATACTTCCAACAGGGTGGTCGAGCAGCTTCTGTTCTTCCTTGGCTACCTTGATTGCCGCCGCTATCTTATTATCCACCTGTGCCTTGGTATATCCTTCAACAACAGTACCACTGCCACTATCTGTTTGTCCGCCGCCCTGCACGATATAATACTGAGCTGTAATTGCAGTCGTTGGAACTGATACAGCTCTCAGACGCACATATCCATCAAACGTTTCCGGGTTTGCAAACTGAGCATAAGAAGCCGTCGCCGCACAGGCCGGTGTCACGCTGATAGAAATAACATCTTTTGATGTGATCCCGTCGATGTCAAGGTCAATATACTTTGAATATCGGTCCACCGTATCGTCAGTAAGCTAACTTGTGGTCGGGATAGTCAGTGTATGGATATTGATCGTATTTGCCTTTACCTTCAGTTTCTCGTCGATCTCATTCTGCTGGTAGTATCGTTCATCATGGGTGTGACCATCGTCGCTTTTCTTTGAGAGCTTTACGTTGATTTCGTCTTCTGTATAATAGCGGTCATCGTGGTTATGTTCCGCATTTGCCTTCCCCGCCAGAGCATCACCAACAGCTTTGGCATCGGCGGCGAAATTCTCTTTTGTCAGGGTCTTGTCCACCGCAACAGAATCCAGCTTCAACTTGTCCAGCTCTGTGCGCACATTGGTCAGCCCGGTATCAGCCGATTTTGCAATACTCAGCGCCTCAGAGATCCTGGTACCGGTCACCTTTGCATCAGCAGCACGTCCAGATACAGTCAGTGTCGCATCCACCACAACCTGCGGCGTAGGCAGGGGATTGCCGCTATCATCGACCATGCCGCCAGTGATCGCATCGATCTCGTCATTCGTCAGTGCGGCCAGCAGTTCATCCGGGTGCGGGGTATCAATTGTGATATCGCCCGTTTCGCCAGTTGTCACTGTGGTCACACCACCGCCAGCGATTTTGATTTTATCCTGTGCCGTACCGTTTAGGATTAAATTGATATTAACTTCGCCATTGATTGCGTTTTTGTCGGCTTCCAGTGTGAATTTTGATGGGTTTAAAAGAATCCAGTCATCGCCACTATAAACATACAAGCTGTCTGGACGCAGGTAGTAAATCTTATTAGACAAAGGAGCCAGCGGAAGCGAGCTTACGATCTCCAAGTCTTTGCTGATTTGAATTCGTCTTGTGCCGATATCTCGATAAGTGCTTCCAGTATCAGTACATACGATCAGTTGGCCGTCAATCACAGGAGCTTGATCCAGCTGAGACTGTGCGACCTCGCGTAATGATAAATTTGCCATACTCAACTCCTTTGCTTAATAAGATTCACCACACAGCGTCATTGCCATGTGGTGAAACAAATCAATTAGCCATCAAGGGATTTCCATGTAATAGCGCCTTCCAGCACCTGCACACGACCATCCATAGTGGTATTCAGGCCATCTGCATAAGTCTTTGCACTAGCCAGAGCGTTATCGGCCTTAGTGGTTGCATCAGCAGCGGCAGTAGAAATCGCCTCATTCTTAGCAGCAGCCAGTTCGTCCTGAGTGGGCTTTGCATTCCAAGCCTTGCGCTCGTCAGCAGTAATGTGCTTCACAGCGTCCTTGATATGCTCGTCCAGCTTGTCATTAACGACCTTGACCTTCGCGTCTGCTTCAGCCTTGGTGTAAGCGTCCGGCACTGCAACATACAGACCATCTTCCTCAACGGTGATGCTGTTATTGCCCTTGGTGGATACGCGTACATTGACAGAGATCTTATTGTCATCAGAAACAGTGACCTCGGCAGTAGGAGTGACCACACCAACATAGATATCGATCAGAGCACCAACAGGGATCTTCACTACCTCGCCAGTGGTGATAGTCAGCTCGATCTCGTTGGTCTTTGTGTTGTAGGTGCCGGTCTTCACAACCAAATCCTTGCCCAGATTGATCACCAGCTCATCGCCGCCAAAAACGGGCAGCTTAATGGTACGGGTCTCAGCATCATAGGTGGGATCATGGGTCAGGCCGCTCATCACGGTGGGAACAGGAGCACCGTTCTTTGCCACACTCAGAGTGCCGGTAGCAGGGGAGTAGGTGACATCCGTAACAAACAGACCTTCCTTGCCCTCGGTTGCGGCGATCTTTGCATTCACATAGTCTGCCACAGCCTTGGTGGTGGGCAGATTGTCGTCACTTGCGTTTGCATTCGGAATCTCAGTCACAACGGGGCGATTCAGCTGTACGAACTCAGTGCCATTCCAGATGTGGAAGGTATAGTCAGTCATACGGATATACAGCAGGCCCTGAATCTGGCCGCTCGCAGGCAGAGCGCTCACCAGCTTGCAGCTCTTGGTGTACTCATCTGTACCCTTGAAAATCTGGCGTGTGTCTGTAATAAAATACAATGTGTTGGCATCTTTGGTAATTAGCTTATCGTAATTCGCTTTTGTACCGTAGCCAAAATTTACATTAGCCATCTTTGCCTCTCTTTCTTAAAATTCTTGCCAAACAAAATTTGTCGGCTCAACATAAAAAGGTTCAATAGAAAAAAGCCCCGTGGCTTCGCTTTGTTGAACGATCCACGGAGCATATTTACCTTTTTCGTCTTTCACCATAACGGTTTGACCTGCATAAGTGTCTTCCGTCTCATTTAATTGCTCGTTTGCTTCAGTAACGCTGGCGAAACAACGATTGCGGGGACGAATCTTTTGAACGGATAGGTCATCACGCACATACATGAACTCCGAGGAATCCTTTGTGATGATCATATCCCTGCCGTCCAACATTCCCAGCGCAATCGCAGCTTCAACATCTTCGGCGTTACCATATCCAAGCTTGGAATATTTAGCCTGTGCCATCTTTGCCTCCTTATAAAAGAAGCGGATGGCTTAGAACGGAACCACCCGCAAACTACCGTCTTCAGTTTCGACGCTCTCCTGAGTAATCTTGACCGCACTGCCGATCGGCTTACCGTTGGCCAGCAGCTGCAGAGTATGGTCGTCGTTGTAGCTCAGGTCATCAGCCTTACCATCCAGAATAGCGTTATTACGGTCACTCAGTGCCTTGATCTGTGCATTCAGTGCGATAATGCGCTGGTCAAGTGCACCCAGAGCCTCATCAGGAACAATGTCGCTCCAATTCTGGATAGGAACAACAGTGATTACGCCGGGGCCAACCTTCCGCACATGCTGAACAGTCGTGCCATCTGGGTCCATTGTCACATCAACGAATGTCAGCTGGATCTGGATATCGCCCGGCTCATTGGTCAGGTTGGTGTCGATAGGCAGCTTATACTCCAGCTTGTTCTTATAAAGCTCTTCTGATTTCTCCAGAATCTCTGTCTTATATCGCTTGCTGATGGGCAGAACGTACTCAAGCATCACGGTGAATTCACTCATGTCAACGCCCTTGTATGTAGTGTCAGCCAGAAAGTGGAGAGTGTCCACCTGCTTGCTGCGCTCCATAATGCGTTCTCTCTTACTTACGGTCAGTGTATTATCCTCATTGATCAAAAAGGTATACATATCACACCTCCTTCCTGATGATATACAGATACTCGTCCTTTGAGATTTTGTGCCCGGCAAACAGATTGTCCAGGAGCTTGTCCTGAATCATTCCGTCATTGTACAGCCGATGCATACTCTCAACGAACTCGCTATACTTCCTCTCGTCGCTCATAGCAGCCCTCCTTGAATCAAACTCAAAGTGTAAGCATCAATAATAGCCTCAGGCGTTTTACCACCCAAGGCTTTCAGCTGCTCATATTCATACAGGTCAATTTCCTGCAGTTCCACGGTGTCATACTCGGGGCAGGGGATGAGATAATACCCGTCCACATGCCAGATATGACTGCCGTCACTGCTAATAATTCCTTGTGCATCATCCTCCGTACAGTTCACCATAATGTCGTGCTTGGGCTGATACTTTACAAAGCGCAGGTGGTCAAGAGCATCGATCACCCGGCCATTTTTCAATACCTTGTAGTACACTCTCAACACCTCCTTAAACGCTGAACATTAGGCGGATACCCTGTGCATTGTTTGCAGGGGTAAATCCGTAATATTCGCCAGTCACAGTCACAGACCAGAAATAGCTGCCATATTGAGCATTCGGGCTTCGTGTCCAATATGCGGCAGGATTGCCATTCTCGTCATTGCAGATGCGGCTGGTATTATCGGTCATAAAGCTGATTGCCGTACCTTCGTAAATATAAGGCTCGACATTCTGAGAGGGGAACAATTCGGCTACAGATGGCAGATAGAAATAACTATCCGCAGTCACAACTTCGCTACTCTTGTCGCCAATGGTACTGCCAACCTTGACTTGTTTGATGATCTGTTGCCAACCAATCGGGAGAGCGTTCAGAATACGACCGTCAAGGAATGTACGGATATTCGCATCTGCCCAGCCGCCAGTGTTGGTGGAACCAGTATTCAGAGCCATCTTCTGACCAAGCAGCCCAGCCTGAATAAAGCTGATAGAACAACGCTTGTTGGAATTGTCGCTCAGGTAATACTGTTTGAAGCCACAAGCCTCGAAGGTGAAGTCCTCATGTGTCCATGCGGCCAACTTCCGGCAGGCAGCATCACCCAGGTCGGTATACCAGAGCTTGCCCCAGTAGATCGTACCCTTTGCGTAACGCTCGTAAGCACCGTCGTCTGCCTTAGCACAACCAAATACCAGAGTGGCGTTCGTCTGTGTGGTACGAGTGCGGTTCAGCTGAATATAGCCAATCTCAGCAGCAGTGGTGTTTGCCGCATAGACATGGATGCCATTTTCGCCCTTAGTATGGCGCAGAACGATCATATCACGAGAACCAAGATGAGCGCCGTTTGTAGACTCAGTGCCCCATGCAACTTTAGAGCCACTATTAACCCAGAAGCGGAAACCGTTCATGCCATTGGTCTGGAAGCATTGAGCAATCACAGAGTTTGCAGCAGAATCTTCGTCGATTCGATAGTCCAGTGCAATAACCCAGCTGCGATCTTCGGCCAGCAGAGATACGCCGGTATCGACATAATTCTTGCCAGTAAAGATCTTTGGCTCGTTGAATAGAACTTTCTCTTCTACGTCGCTGAAGGTGAAGTCGTTACCCATCTTGATGGTGATAGCATCCTTGTCAGAAACAACACTCTGCTCCAGATTCACCTTAGTCATGGCATAGATCTCAACAGGGCGCAGGTCACTCAGCTGCTTGTCTCTGAAGTAGCCGCTGACGTATTCGCATATATCATAGACAGCATTGATATCCTTGTCGCCATTGACATAGCCGCCTTTGTCCCAGCCACTGAACAGATAATACTTATAAGCAGTCTCTTCGCTGGTATAGGTCGGAGTGTCGCCATCATACAGAACCATAGAGCCATACGGAGCAGTTGTCTGCTGTAGAACAGCGCCGCGATTCATATAGCGCACACGATACTGACGCACAGATTCATCATACACAGCAGTAACAGTCTGATTCTCAAAAACAGGAGTGAACTCGGTGTCCCAGCCGCTGAATGTAAACACCGTACTGATGGTGCTCGGGAAGGTAGGTGTCGGGATCGGATTGTCAGAACGTGTCACAGGGTCAACTGCACGCTCGCCCTTGTCAATATACTGGATATCCAGAACAGCGCCATCCTTATTCACGAATTTCCAAGCATACTGGTTAATCATGGTGTTGTAAGTGATCTCCAAATCAGGCCAGCGCTCTGTGTACAGCAGCTTTTCACGCTCACGGATGATGGGCACATGCACTTTGCCTTCCACGACAGAATGGTCAGTGTTGTAGCCATTTTCATCCAGACCGCTCATTGCATACAGGCGATTCAGCAGGGAAGTATCAGCCAGTTCCCAATCAATGCCGGTGATGCGCACACGGTTCAGGTTGGTGCACTTGCCCAGCATATCTTTCAGATCGATGGTTGCACACTTCTCAACAGTCAGCGTAGTGATATTGGTGTAATCCTCAATCGTCAGGTCAGTCAGATAGTTCAGGTTCTTTGCGGTCAAGCTGGCGATTGCAGGCAGGTGGGCGATTTTGATCTTGCCGCCGCTCGCAAAGGAGACACCTGTAATACCAGAGCCGTCAGCATAGAACTCGGTCAGGCTGGTGCATCCGGTCAGACCAATAGATTTCTTCAGGTTCGGCACGTTCTGCAGGTTCAAATGTTCCAGCAGAGTGTTGTTGCCAACAGCGAAATCGGTCATGTTCGTATTCTTATAGCCGCTCACACCGGAACCAACTTTTAGCTCTGTCAATTTAACACCGTGGCTGAAGTCAACATAGCCGGGATAGAAGCCAGAGATATCACCAATGCTCTGAATGATAGAAGCATTATAGATATAAACTTCAGTATCGTTCATTGCAGTGATGGGGCATTCAATCGTGTAGGTCTGTCCGCGCTTGCCACGCACCTTCACAGGGTTGGAGCCGTACAGAACAGAGACGTAGGTATCAGCGTAAGGTGTGATATGGAATGTGCCGTCCGGCTTTACGCCAGTCCAGTTGGTAGGAGTATAGCCACGAATGGTCATATCATCACTGGTTGCGGCAGAGCCGGAATACTTAGATGCCATGTACTTTTCCTGATAGCGCTGAAACTGCCGACGCTGATGACGCTTGTTGCCATGCATCATAGGTAGATAGCTGGTGGTATTGATGGTGGGATCTTCGTAGGTGCGGAAATATTTGCGACGCATATCCATGATCCAAAGCTTTTCGGGCTTCACATCCTGATATTCCTCGAACTTTTTCAAGATACGGGTCGCACTCCATGCCAGCGCATTCTCACGGTTGCGGAACATCGCTGCCATCTCATCGGGGAACAAGTCGCGCAGCTTGCACCACAATTTGGAGTCAGCAGCGTTAAACACATTCTTTGTACCGATGGTATCAGTGTCCTCGTAGCCATAAGTCAGAGTCAAACCACCCTCGTTATCATTGCCCATGGCGGTATCGTTATCGTAGTCAAAGCAGAAGTCCCAGTGAACCAGATCGCTGGTGTGTGGGAACACGTTCTTTGCACGGTTATCAACCATAGTGTGGCGTTCAGTAAACAGATAATGGAAAATAGCAGAATCCAGATCAAAGTGATCCTTGAAATGTGCCTTGAATTCCTCGTCATCCGCATTCACCACCCAGTTCTGAGCTGTGATCCACGCCTGTTTGCCAGCCTCGATCTCTTCCTCAGTGCAGGCAGGGTTACTGTAACGGAACTCAAAGGAATGGTCGCCATCCCAAGTTTCCTGTGAAAAATCGCCGCTCAGGAAGCGGGTCTGCTCATCGGCGTTGTTGTCAATCTCAACGATAAATTCCTTGTGATTCTCGGGGTCCATACCCATCGTATCTTTGTTCTTTTTGGAGTTGCCAATGTCGCCGCAGGCATAGAAGTGCCACTGACCATCGTTAAATACGGTCGCATTGGTGGTATCGGTCTCCTGAATAAACACGACACAGGGATAGAATGCCATTGTATCACGCACTTTGGGATTATCCTTCTTAGCCTGACGCACATAGGGGTTGAACTCATTAAAATCGTCTGCCAGCAGGGCGTTGTTTGCATTCTCAGAGGAAGCAACATTGACTTTGATGTTAAAATACTTCTCAGGAACGCTATTTTCGGTCAGTGCATAGGTGTCGCCGGTAGTGTCGTCACCAAACGTAAAGCCGCCATTGCAGTTGATGTCAATATTTCGAGCGGATGCGCCATAGTGGTCGGAGCTGGTGCCTTGACCCTTGTGAGAGCCGGTGGCAGTCCAGTTATCCTCCTTGGCACGACCATTCTTATAGATCTGCTGGATCGTAGTGTTGGCAACTTCGTTCTTCTTGCCGGTGGTGAAAGTAGGTGCGGAGATCTTGATGATACGCAGATCGGGGCACTTCTCTGCCAGCAAGTCAGGAGTCAGTTCGCCGCTCGCATCCGTAATGTCGTTGCGCATATAGCGAGAAACCATCTCTTCGGCGTTTTTCGCATCGGCAATAAAGTTGTCCAGAATCTCGTCATCCGTCAGGTTCATACCGTAGCTCTTCATGCGATACACGATAACGTCACAATCGTCAGAGCCAATGGTAATGCCAACGGGAGCAGCCTGAGTAAAACTGTCGCTAGTATCATACAGTTCAACACGGCAGGGGATACCGTCACACCACAGAACCATCTCGCGGAACTGTTTGTCCGGCAGAATATTGAACTCGAACTCAAGGAAATCGTCCTCACAGATGGGCAAATCAATACTGTTCTGGTGGCTGGTCAGCGTAACTTTCTGAGCCTGAATGTTCAGACCAACACCGCCATTCAAGCAAGTCACGGCAGTAGCATCATAGTTGCGGACGTTCGTGGTCTTAAACACCAGCTTGAAATTTTTGCCGCTCTTCTTTGCATCGTCTGCGAAAAGCTTATAGCTGATGGTGGCAGTCGTACCGGCCTTGACACAGAAATAGGTGTCGCCATCTTTGTCGATCTGGTAGCCACCGTTCACCCAGTCAAAGTTGTCGCTGACAGTCATCTTATTGCTGCCGGAACTCCACAGGCGGTTCACATCTGCGTTACTGCGGCCAGCGGGGTTAAAGTCCAGCATCAGACCGGTCTTAACGGGCTCAATGGTAATGCCCAGGTCTTCGATCTTTGCGGTAATGCTCTTGATTGTAGCGCCGCAAGTAATAGTCAGAGTGTGGGTGCCAATATCAGAAGATTTAAAGCTCCAAGTCTGAGCAGTACGGCCAACAGTCAGTGTCGAAATCTTAATACCGTCAACTTCAAGCGTAATGCTTGCAGTAGAAGAGGCCGGGTTATAGACAGTGTAAACAATGCTGGTGGTACTATACTGCTTTGCGGTGAACTCCTTTGTGGCGCAGCTGATGATCGGTGTGTTATTGCCTTCCTCTGCCCACATGATATCTTTATAAATGGTATTGCTGGTCACAGCTTTGCCATTGATATTTGCAGTCATGGTCACTTCCAGCAGGTGAGCGCCGTGTCTCTGTGCCGGAATCGCATAAGTCATCTGTCTGCCGGTAACCGCAGTTGTAACACTACCAAGCTTTTTGCCATCCAGAGTAAAGGAAACGTCCTTATTGATATTTCCGTATGGAGTAAAGCGGAAAGTAACTTCACCACTATAAACCAGAGAATCATCGAAGATACTCTCCAGATAAAACTCGACAATATTGATATTCCAAGTCTTTGAACCCATGCTGCCAACGGAATCAGTGACCTGCAATTTGATCTTGTTGTCGCCATTGTGCAAATACTGGGTGATGTCAAAGCTATTCTTGCCCTGATAAACAGTCGTAGTAGCGACCTTCGTGTTGCCAACGTACCATACGCCGGTAGCATCGCCCGTGTCTTCGCCAGAGTTATCCACAGAAGTAAAGTTGAACTCGACAGTTGCGGTATCGCCCTTGACAACAGCGATAGAGGATTCGCCAATACGCTCAATAGTGATCGTAGAGGTGTTGCCACCGCCACCACCGCCACCTTCAATAATTACAGTGGTCTTGACCGTGCCGTTCTCCAACAGGTTCAGCTTGGAATCTTCGTAAGTGATATCGTACTCGCGGCCAGAATTCTCATCTGGCTTAAAGTCTTTCAAAGTCTCTTGAATCTTGGCGATATCCGCATTGGCCAGGTCAACAGAGGTCTGAATGCCGCCAACCGTATTCTTCAGGCCGCTCACATCACTGGATAGCACATCAACTGTCGTCTTGTCTGCTTTCTTATCGAGTAGTGCGTCTGTGGCTTCCTTATTATAATAGGAAGACTTCAAAGTCTCAGGCAGGTCGCCAACACTATTCTTCAGTTCCTGCACAGTGGCATCATTTGTAGTCTTATATTCGGTCAGCTCAGTTTGAACAGGGGTCACAGCAGTGCTGATTTTATTGTCCACAATGCCGTTATACATGCTTACCCACTCAGCAGAAGGGTCAGTGTTCAACTTGATCTTTGTGATTTCTTCAGCACCATTCAAGAACGTCAGGGTGCGGGTATCGTTGTCATACTGCACATTGAAATTTGCCAGACCGTCCACGGCAGCAATCTCACCACGCAGCATCGTAACAAAGCCATCAACCTCGTCCTTTTTATAGAACTGCGCCAGCTTTTCATCCACACTAGCAACAGCATTCTTTGCGTCTTGTGCGCTCTTCTCAGCAGCGGATGCGGCAACCTGTGCTTCGCCAACTTTCTGACTCATTGTTGCCAGGAACTGGGTATACCAGTCGTTGCCACTCGGATCAACCATCTGCTTGCCGGTCAGCGATTTCAGCACATTCAGTCGGCCATTCGGGCGGGTGCGCCACAAGTAGCTCTTGGTTGTGCTTGTATTCGGAACATTCACAGCACCGGATGCCATGATCTCGAACTGCAGCTCGCCCTCTTTTGCAGTAGCGTCATTTGCTACCAGCCAGTAGAAGCGGATCTTGGTGTTACTATAGCTCACGTTGATAGGGGAGGCGTAGTTTTCCTCTCTGTCTGCGTTCAGGTAGTGGATCTGAATTGTCATTTGAAGCAGGTCAATACCGTCATAGTAACGAGGCATTTCAAACGGAATAACCTGAGAGTTGGACTCCTGTGTGATATTGATCTGATTGGCATCCAGCTGAATGTCTTTGTTTTTGTCGATGTAAGACCACTGGTCATCAGAGTAATCAGCAAACCAGGTGTAATTGCCACTACGCTCAAATGTCTCTTCTCCGTTGTCGTCATACACGGCAATTTGGTCTTGGTCGTTTAATTCCAGAGTTGCGACATCTATATCATCAACAGAAACATTTGCGGTACTTGCGGCCTTTTTCGCAGCTAACCGCTTAGATTCTCCAAAAGATAGTGCCATTTGCTCACTCCTCTCTTATTGTTCATCTGCCGTAGTGGCAGTTAATTCGGGGAAATATTTATCAAACAAATTGTCCTGATAGAACGTATATTTGTTGTTTACGATATAAGTGTAATATGGGTAATAGCGGCTCAAAGAAAGCGACATTGTGCCTTCGCCCAGATTCATAGAAATGCTCTTAATGATCCAATCCACAGGAGTCTTGCCACCCAAATATTTGGCAGCATACTGGATCTTTTCATTCACATCGAGCCACGGAACCAGTCGTGTGGTCACACTCAGGCCATCGGTCAGGCGGGCACGCTTCCATAGTTCGTATTGACAAACTTCCATAGCTGCGTCATCCGTAGTGTAATTCTCGTAGTCTCCACCTGATAAAATTTCAGTTCTACGACCAATTTTTTCAATAGACAACCGTGCATTATATAGGTCATCAATATTGTTTGGGTCATTCACACAGATGAAAGCCATGTTGTCGCAGTTATCCTCTGCTTTTTGAGCTTCGATCTCTTTGGTGGCCGGGATTTCGTCCACCAGTTTTGCCATAGCATGACTTTGCTGTTGACCCAAGAAGTAAATGCGGCCAGTATTCGGATTCCACTGGAGAACATAATACTTTGTAGCCTTAATACATCCTGGGTCTTGAATGATATCTGAACCATTGGCATCAGTCAAAGAACGATACAGTGTACTTGTCTTTGTCTCAGAGCCAACTTGCTCATTGCCGTCTTTATCCTTGTACTTCCATGTAAATGTCAACACAACTGTCATAGCGCCACTTGTTACGTTGCCATTTTTGTCCGTCTTGGCAGCTTCAACATTTGCAGGAGCCACAAAATATACTTTCGTTTCACTTTTCCATGTTGATTCGGTTGCGTTCAATACAAGGTTGATTGTTTTATTTGTTCCAGACCATCCTTTTACAGTGGCTGCTCCGTCTGCTTCAATCGTTGCACCAAACACTTCAACGCAGTTTCGGACAGCGGCATAATCCACTGTGGCCGATTCGCCATCGTTTGTAACAAGCTTCTCGAATACTTCCGGATCAAGTACAGGCGGGTCGTCAAATCCACTGGGAATCTCACGACATACAAACACATCATCGTCAAAATACATCTCAAACGGATAATACAGGTCACGCAATTCTGAAAGAATATCCCAGACAGTAGAACCGGTGTCGTAGTCCAAATCATGTGGAACGGTACGGCTCCAATAGTCGATGGAATATTTCTTGAACTCCGTCTCATCTCTTAATACCGTCCAGATTGCGTCACCAATGCGAGTGCCTTTCTCAATACGATGTGTGCCGCCAACCAACTGCCCGCCCAAGTCTCCATTGATGCGAGAAACCAAGTCAACACAGCTGGCCTGCACAGTGTTTTCTGTTGCGCTGTATGTAAAGCCATTGGATGTAAAGGTATAGCATCCTTCGTTATACCAATAGATTTTTACGCCATTGACATAAGAACTGTCTGCTGAGTTGGAGTAACTGAGATACAGATCGTTGTACAGCTCATTCAGCGCGGTCTTTGTGTCGATCACTTCCGCTTGAATGTCGTGCATGGAATGTCCTGCAAACACACTGGTTTTTCCGTAGGTCTCCCTTAGTTCGTCCTCACTCTAACCGGCAATAGCAGAAACATCTACCTTGCCAAGTGTAACTCCGTTCAGAACCATACCTTCAACAGCAGCAATCATCCCATGGACGTGCATTTTATTGCCATACACGAAACTATCGATGCCTGATTTATCTACCTCAAGGATATTGGCAGGGGAGAGACCGCCGCTCATTGACTTCGCTTTTGTTGCCACAGCATCCAGATAAGCCCAGATATCATCCTTCACAAGCGGTACAAGTCCGTCTTTGGTCTGCAGCATCGGTGTAAATGCGATATAAGGTCCATTTTGACAAATTGGGTCATCACTTCCCAAAACTGTAGAGTAATCACCAAGTTTGGTGTACCATTCCTCTGCTTCAGCTGGGTCATCCGGTGGCGTGCCGTCATTGATCTGGTCAAAGAACGTATGATACTTTGAGATATTGGCTCGTGTCCACACCAGCACATCTCGATTCAGGTTGTCGATATTGCCGTATTTTGCATAGCCTCTGTTTGTGATGTCCTGAATCAAATCATCATAATTCTTCGCAGCGAGCTGATAATCCGCATTTTCCCTGATCATCTCGTCAATACTCTTTGAAGCACTGATTCTCGACATTCCTCTTCCTGACAGACCAATGAATACACGCACATTTTTACTGATCCAATCTTCTTCCGTCAGGTTGGAAATGCCACTCTTCTTACCCAAGTACAGGGTCACATTAAAGGTTCGCCGCACGTCAGATTCTGAGTCGATAGAAATAGAGCCATCGATCACAAGACCTTCCAAACTATCAATTGTAATAAAATCTTTGTTCAGCATATCAATGCGGCAGTAAATATTAGACGAATGATTGTTCAATAGCGCCAGGTCTGCGTCAGTCGGAAGATATGTCATACGCTGCCTCCCGGCTGATAATCACTCAGCCCATTGTTATACATGTCGCTCTCACTCTCTGCGTCACCGAGCTCCACAAAGTCGAATTCCAATACGCCTTTGTCGTAATGATCAGAGCAGGAGATAGACACATTGCCATTGACACCCATTAGCCATCTGCGGCCATCAAACATCTTCAACAGCTTTGCACTGCCGTTGGTCAGCCACTCACTCAGCTCATCACGGAACGCATTACCGCCATTGATATCAAAGTCTTTCATTGTGTTATCAAAACGGATGCCAACACCAGAGAAGTGGCCGCTGTAATAATTGGCTTCACTGCCAGCAAACAGATACGGGTACTTGCTTCCCATCGTCTCGACAACTGTAGCAGAACGTACCTTCTCAACACTGTCGACTTTCGGCTCAAGGAAAATATGATAGGTCTTATTGCCGTCAGTGATCACAGCACCATCAAAGTCACTTACAACGCTGGCCTTCGCATAGCCAAGCTCAATGCCATTTGCAACTGGAGCTACGGCGTACTCATAGTCGGTCTTGCGGCCAATAGCGTACAGGTCGGTGTAATCAATCATCACATAACCATCGTCAGCGCTGTACATATAAAAATCATTGAAGTCTTTTGGCTCCAAATCCTGATTCTTTGTTGCCGATACCTCAACACGATAGTATTTCATGTTGTTCAAGAAGGTCTCAGAGAACCACTCTTTGTACTCGCTGGAACTCCTGAATTCGTCGGTCGATGTAAAATCACTTGATGCCTTGATGAACTTGCGGTCAGCGGTATATGCAATCAAACAAAACGCTTTGTCCTCGGATTTGAACTGGAAAGAAAGAACTCGATTCTTGTCGATATAATTCGAAGTCACCGTCTTATAGTTGCCCATCGGTTGACCAGTCGTTTTATTGATGTGGAGGTTCGACCAGCCCATCTTCATAATAACATGGTTCAGATCGATCTCTTCCTGATAAAGCGAAGTCCAGATTGCCGCACCTTTCTTGCGCCGCTTGATCCGCAGGGCATTTGCACCGCTGCTCTGTGTCAGAAAATATTGTGCGTGCATACTGATATTAGCCATACGATAATTATTCTGCACGGTGAATTCTACGTCATCCACATACTCTGGATAGTCAGTTCGGAACGCCTGCAATCCAGTGTCCAGCTGATAGCCGCCAACAGACTCTGCCGTCGCTCTCAGATAGTACAGGGTATGGTTGTCCAGTCCATCGATCTGGAAACCCTTCAATGAGTCGCGATAATAGTAACTCACCGACTTTTTCAGCAGCTCACGATTCGCATCATAAAGCCAAAATTCATAACGATTTACAGATTCACCCTCCGATACCTTATACTTGTAAGAGAACTCAAAGGAATAAGAAGGGTAGGGAATAGTGGTCACGCCAGAAGAACTCAGGTCGTTCAGTTTGATCGTTGGTTCCTCATGGCAGTAGAATAGCAGCTTATCCGAGTATTCAGAAAATAGATTCGTGCCCTTCAGCCGACAGCGAATAATCATATAATACGGATCTTTGCGATTCTCAAACGTGCCTGCCGGAATCGTAAAATATCGTGCCAGACCAGTGCCTCCAGCCGGAAATGTGCCAAACTTATACACGCCTTTTGAAAGCGTATCACCCTGTAAAATACTGCCCGTCGGAGTATCGAAGACGATAAGAGCAATGATATCAATGTCTGCGTATGCGGCAAACTGAAATGTATGATCCTTTGTGGCATCAAATGCGCCGATTTTAGATAGAATTGGTTTCAAGTTATCACCTCCGAATTATTCCTTCGATATATAGCAAAGCTCACCATTGGTATTTACGGCCAGATTCAATGCGGCCAGAAAATTATCAACAGTGATTTCTGAAATCGTTTTATTGATATCTGATACGTTCGTTTTCAAGGTCGAGATGTTTGTATTTGCAGCCGAAATCTTGCGTGTCACATCTTGATAGTGATTTGATTCAGCCGTTTTTGCGTCATCAAGGTCTGTCCTCAACGAAGTAATATCAGAAGTATTTTTCTCAATGTTGCTTTTATTGTTGTATACCTGTTTCTTAGTTGTTTTATAATCTCTGTTCGTAAAGCCCCCAATGTTGTCGTTAAAGCCGTTCATTGAGCGCCACAAGTCTGCAACATCGTTGGCTTCCTTTGTCTCAAGTGCGCCAACACGTTCAACTGCTGCGTTTGCAGTTGTGTCATCCGTGTATTTTGTCGCAACAGCCCAGTCGCTAAATTCCTATTTACCAGATTCATTTTTAGCCGAAACACAGATATACAATGCACCTCCGACTCCGCCGTAAAGCCATAGGTCATTTACATCATATGGAACTTTAGGCGTGTCTGTAAAAACGCGAACCTTCTCTGCGGCAATCTTTGTTGCAGAACCAGCCATCGCAATAGCGTTAATAACACCTGCGTCGATAATTTCCTTCCAAGAATATGCTTGTTCGCCCTGATCAAAAACCCATCGATAACAAATGCCAGTTAGCTTATCATAGTAAATGTCGTCCAGATGCGCCTTCTTTAACTCATCAGTGTCCCAATTAACAGCTGGATAGTTATCGCTCGTGGGGACACCGTCTCGATACCAAGTGTTGATCGTATTCCTCAACTGCTCTTGAACAGTATTCTCCGTCTGCTGGGATTTGTCTTTCATCGATGAGAATTCAGCGTTCAAGCTATCGACACCGGTCACCAGAGATTTCACTGTTAGAATCTCAACACTGGTATTACTCTCTGATACGATCAGGTTGCGGAAGTTACCCTGTAATGCGGTCACAACAACCTTCTGGCCCACAATATAGTCATGGTTTGTTACAATGCCGTACTCGCCACCGAATACAGCGATTTTATAGTGCTGGTCTTCTTTTTCTGTGATTACTCCATAGGCGGACACGTCAAATTTTGCATTCTTTACAGCGTGTTCAGCGGCAGAAGTTACAACCTCGGCCAGCACATCAATAGCTGATTTATCTGCCATTTCTTTTCCTCCTAATCAAAAATAAAAGCCGACCCGCTAGGATATCCTAGTGGTATCGGCTGTAAAAGCTATTACTTACCGCTTGCTTTGCATTTGAGCAACCTTAGTCGGTAACTTCTGTTTGATTTCATTCGCCAGAGCGTCAGAGCTGCCAACAGGATTCGTGATAATAATATCGCCAATCGAAGTTGTAACATCTCCACCGCCGCCCTGAACGATCGGCTGAGAACCGTACTTTGACATCTGTTTCTGGAACCATGCATCCGGGTTGCCGCCCATCTCAAACAAACGAGATGTGATATCAGCTGGGACAACACCATCGCCAGTCTCGAGGTAAGTGTACCGACCAGAAGCAGGCTTACGAACCAGCATCTCGGAACCCTGTTCATCAACGTTAGCAAAATTAGACTTCTTTATTTCCTTTGTGCCACTTGCAAAACCAAGTAATGATCCAAGGAACTTAAACGGTGCTGTAACAACATCGGCTATGCCTTGGCCAACGCCTCTAATGAACTGCCCGGCTCCTTCCGCAATATTCTCAAGAGCCCCTTTCTGTTTAGCAGGCTGTTGAGCAGTTTGTTGTTGCTGTTGTGTCTCTTGCTTTGCTTTCTCCGCCTTTGTAGCGACAGCTTCAAATGCATCACCTGTGGTCGCCAAATCGTTTTTGATCGATGTAACGGCAGCTGTACATCCGGCCTTGATGGCGTTGTAAGACTGATCCATTACCCACTGCATATTGTTTGCTAAATTCGTAGCGCCAGGTTCTACATTCTTCCACGAATTGTCTGCATCCGTTTTCAACTGACCATTCTCACCAAATGTATTAGAGCTCGAAGAATCAATCTCGGCATAACCATCTTTCACCGTTCCCTGAGTCATTTCTGCCAGATTAGTTACGCCAGCCTCGTTCATACTCCAACTATTGTCAAAGCACGCACGCATATCGTACATCAGCTTCTGGGTGTCTTGGCTGGTGTCAGCCCATGCCTGCTCCATTGTCTTTTGAACATTGGTGCTCAAGGTCTTAACACCGCCGCCAACCTTGTTCCAGCTATGACCGAACGCCTTGGAGATCTCGTTCATGGCCTTATTTGTACTGTCAACAGAAGACTTATAAGACGCATTCAGCTTTTTAGCAATCTCCTCGGACATATCGCCAGAAGTAGAAGCAAGACTGTTCCATCCGCTGGTATAAATCTTTTGCAACGAATCAAACATCGTGTTGGTGACATCTTCAACCTGTTCAGCGCTCAGACCAGTATTCTCATTCAGTGCATCAAAGGTATTGTTCACCAGCTCATTCATCTTTTCAGACATCTTTTTGCTGGTTGCTTCAATATCCTTTGTATCCAGACCGAGCTCGCCAGCCACAGACTTCCAGCTTGACTCAAAGTTGCTCGTCATAGACGAAATTTGACTCTGAGCCGCTTTCTTTGTGTTGCTGGTGGATTCTGTCACTGTCTTAGAGGAGTTGATCTTGCCAACCGTAGACATACGATACGCAGTCTTATTGACAAAATAAAACATGCTTTGAATGGCAGCGATGATCGGATTATCGCTCTTCTTGAAGATATCAGAGAGTCCAGACATGAACTCATTTGTATCGCCAAGGATCTCATCATACTCGTCCTTGAAAACCGAGCCAACGCCAGCGGCTGCGGCAGCTGCGGCACCACTCAATTGAGCATTCGGACCTTTGGCACTCATACCGGCACCGGCAGCGGCACTACCGGTCATTTCGGCCAAGCCCTTTGCCAGCCAGCCCTCGGGGTTAGCACCAATCGCCATCAGGTTGTCAGTTTCCTTTGCAGGGATAACACCGTCGCCCTTTTCAAGATATGTCATGCGTCCCTGGTCGGGGTTACGAACAATCAGCTCTTCGCCCTTTTCATCAACGTTTGCAATCTGGCCCTTCTTAACGCCACGAGTACCCTTTGCATATTTCTTTGCTTGGAATGCGGGAGTAGGTTCATCAACCTGTGTACTGGAAACATTACTTGCAATTGAAGCAATCGTAGCAATCAGAGCAACTGCACCTGCAACAGCTGCAGCGGCAGCAATCCAACCAGCAATAGGAATGGAAGAAAGAGCGGCAGCAATCGCTTGCATCATAGCGGCCATAGCACTACCAACGCTCGTCACCAGAGTACCAAGTCCGGCGAAGATAGAAGGGAAGAAGCTTACAACGCCAGACGAGATGGCACTACCGATAGACTGTGCTCCAGCCGCAATTGGGCCAAACATACTTCCGATGGTATCAACAATATTTAACAAACCACCATTAGCGACATTATTTGCTGTTGAGAATCCGTTCGTAAAGAACCCAATAATATCAGTAAACAAGTTGCCTGTTTTACCAGAAATGGCATCACTTACACTATTGAAAATCCCGCTTATATCCCATAGATTTCCATTGGTTGCACTTAAAAGACGATCAAAGAAGTTACTAGATGTTCCTTCAATACTACGTGTACCAACAGATACATCGCGACCGATGATTTTTAATTTCGCATTATTCCAAGAAATAAGATCATTGAAACTTTTTCTGTTCTTACCAGTAATCCAGTTCCAACCGTCAGAAACCACCTTAGCAGCTCCATCGAACATCTTCTTGAAACCGCCACCAAGATCAAAGTCACCATTTTCGCCAGTGAATATGTTCTTGATCTGGTTAAAAAGTCCAAAGATTCCACCGCCATCAGTGCTTACACCGCCAGAAGTAAAGAATGTTATAACGTCGTTAAGCGTTTTTAGTGTGTTGATTAGCTTTTCGAGATTTGTAATAGCATCACTGACATTAGTAGCAGACTGAATATCACGCATATTGTCTAGGATACTATTTTTAAAGCCATCATAGTGACCTTCCATCTGCTCAAAGGTCATGGCCTCGAACTCGGCGGTGTATTTCAGCTTCTTCTGATAATCATCCCAACTGGTGCCAATAAGATTATTAGCTTCCTGAACTTTATCCTTGAGCTTGTTTAACCTGTCAATTTCATCTTTCTTCTTATACTCGCGTTGCTTGTCAGACAGGTTTTGCCCAGCTTCACGAACGGCATTTTCATCTGCTTTCCATACGAAGCCCTGACCTCTGCCGCCATATACATGGACAGTTTTATTGGCCTTTGCACGCTCGTATTCATCCTGAAGTTTTGCCAGTTCTATTGCTCGTTCCTGTGCATCATTCTCTTCGTTAAGGGCATCAATTCGTTTATCGATGACATCAATCCAAGCATCGCCCTGAATCTTTAGGTCATTCGATTTGATCTCGTTAAACTTTTCAAATACACCAATTAGGTCACTCAGGAGACTCTTAATATTTCCGAGTGTTGTCTCGAAGTTTTTAGCCTTATCTTCTGCGTTTGTAAAGCCATCACCGGATGCAATTACGGCATCCCTCAATTCACGAAGACGTTGAGCAAGTGCTTTTGTTTCGTCTGCGGCATCATACTCATCAATCATTGCGTTCAGTTTTGCAATGAAAAGTTCCTTATATGCTTCTGTATTGAACTTCAGCTGATTACCTTCAAGACTCAAACACTTAATGTAATCATCATCGAGACTCATCAGCTTCTGATAATTGTCGATACTTAGGCCACCATAAGTGTTGTATTGAGTGACAATATCAGAGATATCGGAGAAACCGCTTTGGAAATGATCAATCCTATCGGTTGCATAATTCAAAGAAGAACCAATTCCATCAATGCACTCACGAATGCTCATCACGTTGTTTGCAATCTTGGCGGCAGCATCTTCAAAACCTTGTGCAAGATATTTTCCAGCAGCACCACCGGTCTCACGGGCAGACGCCGCAAGTTCTTTCAGATGATCTGCAAACATCTGTTTAAATGCATCGCTGTTGTAGTCAACCTCTCCGGTTTCTGAATTTAGAGCACTAGCATATTTTGGATTTGTAAATAGGTCTGTGTTTTCATACAGATTACGAACAGCCTGATACTGCTTCTCAATGGCATCCATATCCAAAAAGCCAAAGTCGTTATCCTTTTTCTGTGTGCCAACATCGTAAAGGTCAGAAAATGCGGATTTTATAGCGTCCGTCTTTTCCTTGGCTTCATCCATCGCAGTGCCGTAACCCTTGATAGCGTCAGTCAGCTGCTCAAAAGAGATGGTTGTTGTATCTACATTCTGATCAAGATAATTCAGAATTTTATTCATCTCATCAGCTGATTTTCCGCCATCTTTTGCGGCATTCGCTTCTTTGAGTTGTTCTTTCACAAACTTACGGAACTGCTCTACATTGATTTGGAGCTTATCGCCTTGCTTTGTTAGGCAAGCCGTGAACTTATCATCCAGACCAATCAAAGACTTTGCTGTGTCAGCACACAGACAACCATACTGGTTATACTCCTTCATTGCCTTATTTAAGGTATCGAAGGCAGAAGCTACATCAGTTACAGATTTGGCAGTATTCTTATTCCGGTTCTTGGTTTCCTTATCAAAACCATTCATGTGCTGACGGAACTTATCCGAATTGCCCATAATTTGGTCAACAGTTGCGTCCAAAATATCTAAACCAGAAGCAAGGCCAGCATAGACCTCTTTAGTCCTTTCTGGGTCAACAGACCATGCTGCATCTCCATTTGCCAAAAACTCTTGTGCTGCAGCGGCTGTCATAGATGCTTTTGCAAACTCGCCAAGGGCAGGACAGACCCGTTCAGTCAAAGCTGTTGCTTGGTCTTCTGTTGCCTTGGTTGCATCCTCGACTGCATCCTTCTTTTCGCCCTGAGCAATCTTTGCAAGCTCCGCATTTGCTTTCTCAACAAGAGCCATGGCCGCAGACTGATACTGAGCGGCAATCATACCCTGATACTTCTCGGTATTCACCTGAAGCTGACCATCAACGAGTTCGAGACAACTCAGATACTCGAAGTCTTCATTAAGAAGAGTTTGGAGTGTGTCCGCACTCAAATAGCCATATTTATTGTACTCCTCAATAGCGGTGGTCGCATTCTTATAAGCAGTCTGAATCTCATCAATCTTAGAGGAGATATCCTCCATCTTCTGAGAAGCTTGTGCTACCGCATCAACATCATTTGCAGAAGACTGAGCTACAATACCAACTTGAACAAGTGCTTGGATAAACGCATTCACGCCGTTTGTATCAGCGGAGAAGTCCATGTCGGTTAGAGCCTTACGAAGATTTGCGAGAGCTTGAGCTTGCTCATCAGATAATCCTTCGTTTGTACCCCATAAGAGTTCATTTAGTTTACTAGCATCAAACCCATCAATTGTATCTTCCAGTGTTTGAACGGCAGAATTTACTTTATCAAAAGTAAAACTGACGTCCATGCTGTTCTTATTGTCGTTTTGCCAAAAATCTACAGCTTGAAGCTCTCTACGAGCATTCGTATTGTTATTGATGGCGTCCGTAGAATCATTATAAGAATCTACATCGTCACGTAAAGCGGTTTGTTCATCAAGCAAGAATTGGTACAGACTATGATACGTTCCACCGGCAGCTCGCTCCGCCTCAGTGGTATTATCAATGACATATTTTAATGCTTTACCGACCTCATTATAATAGTCAACAATAGAATCTGCATCTTTTAAATCGTCAGGTCCATAACCACCGAACTTGTTAAAAATATCAATGCCAGCATTTTTAATCTGGTCACCCATATCCATTTCAGGAGCCGACCAAACGGTAAGGTAATGCGTCCGATTATTTTTCTTGGCTGTATCAACAAGCTTATCACCTTGAGCATCTTTGTTTTGTGTCAACTCATAACGAGATGCTTCCAACTGCTCCGCTGTAATATCCTGAAGTAAACCAAGCTGCTCTTCGTATTTACCATTCTGCAGGTCAAGTTTACCAAGTTTGTTTTCATCAAGCGTTCCTTGTTCTTTCGCAAGATCAAGAATCTCTGCCTGAATATCTTTTGCTTGGTCAAAGTCCTCGGTACCCCAACCAGACTTGTCGCCAAGTTCTTCATAGGCACTGACCAAATCCTTTAAAGAGGAAGTGGTGCTCTGCGCAGCATCGGCAGCTTCCTTGGATTTCGTTGCGACATTTTGCACTCGTTGTGCCGCTTCTGTAATCTTCTTAGTGCCCCAAGAGACAAGCAGGCCAATCCCAACACCCAACGCGGCATTGAGCAGTAGAGCTTCAGCTCTTAACGCAATCATTTTCAACCGCGTTCCTTCAATTTTAGCTTGACCTGATAACATCCATTTGATAAAATCAGAAATAGAAAGATTAGTTTCGCCAAGAATACTCTTGTAAGCTTTATATTTTTCAATTAAAGCAACTAACGAAGTACCTACTTGGTTAAAAGCACTTATCTGCAATTCTTTTTCTTTGGAGTCAACCGTAAAGAAAGTTAATATCGATTTCGAGGAGATGTGAAATCTATGGAAAAATATGTACGGTATTGTCCATTTTGCGATAAATACTATTCAAGATGGGACTTGTTATGCGCTTTTTGTATTCGAGACAATATTTTGTTTATAGAATGGAACGAAATGACAAAAAAACAAAAAGAAGAATGGAAAAACAAAACCAAGCCGAGGAGAAGTATTTCTGAAATAAACCCAGATACTCTCAAAAAACTTCAAAAGGATGCCAATGCTTTCGATTCCCAATATAGAGCAGAACT